CTGTAATCAAACTCTGATTGATAGTCTATAAATGCATCAGGTCCACCTGAGATGATCGGTCCAAGTACTTGAGCTCTCATGTCACTATTAGGTAATGACAAGACACTACCCATGGTCCCGAAGCAATAGCCTTTACCATCAGAAGGCCTAATGGCTAGCATTGCTACAGTGTTTAACATTTCAATGAAATAATCTTTAGCATCGTAGTAAGCAACCAGTGTGCTTATTACACTGTATATCATTCCAGCCGTAACATTATCATTCTCTATGTCTTGGTGGTGAGCATCTTTGGAGCAGTAAGCTACTATTGGAGCATTCATCTCAGGCCATAGGGTACCTATCAAGCCTGTGAATGAGGAAGATGGTGCAGCAAGTAGTGCCAGTACTGACAGTGCTGATCTCTTATGACTGAAACCAGATGGTAACCAGAAGACGTCGTTTCCCCCTTTCCTGACGGAGTCAATTAGTGATTGATGTTCAGTGGGGGTAGAAACAAGGGCAAATACATTACTATGCCTTGGGGTAAATTTAACTAAGTCAGAGTTAGCCATCATGGTTCCTAAATATAGAGTTGCCATTCTGAAGAAGAATCTGGTCATACTCATTGGTTTAGTGATGAAGTTTTTCATCCAATTAGAGTGCTCTAGCGGGTAAGAGGTGTTAGAGGGGGCTCCTAATAATTTAGCTATGTTACTGATGGTAAGTAACCATTCCTTATCAATAGTTTCAGAGTTGAGATCAGCGAAAGCTAGATGCAATTTGACTTGATGTAGCATTGGATCAGAACTTGCTGGTAAAGGCTGGAATTTGACATGCCTGACTCCTTCCATAGAAGAGTACTCATATTTACACTCTAATAATTCTTCATACTTATTGGTTTGTTTGTCATCTACAAACAATACCATCCGACTCAAATCAATCCCTTCAGGTTGTACTAAAGTTCTGGGATCAAAATATTCATCAGTGTTGGGCATGAGAAAATTGCAGTCTGTATCCATACTGACATTTATGTGCTCACAATCGGTAATGGCTTTATTTTGGTTTTTAGCGAAAAACGGTGAAGTTGACAAATCAACGAAGTCGTTGTCGGTAAATCTGTGTTGAGCAGGCATTGTTGGTAGTTCTGGTTCACTTGAAAAAGAACTAGGTTTATTTTGATTGAGAGTTTAGGATTCAAATTAATTCACTTGAAATAATTTGAGTAAAGTGGATGAAGTGGGTTAATGATGATTGTCCAATGGCT